GTTGATTTGTCTTCTGCTACTGGTGTTACTATTAATGAATTACGTGAAGCTTTTCAGATTCAACGTATGTTTGAGCGTGATGCGCGAGGTGGTACTCGTTATACCGAAATTATTCATTCTCATTTCGGTGTTACTTCTCCTGATGCTCGTTTACAACGCCCTGAATATTTGGGCGGTGGCAGTTCAAGCATTCAAATTACCCCTGTAACTCAGACCTCTGAATCAGGTACTACTCCTCAAGGTAATTTGGCTGCTTTTGGTACTTTGTCTCTTAATCGAGCTGGCTTTGTTAAGTCTTTTGTTGAACATGGATATGTTTTTGGCCTTGCTTGTATTCGTGCTGATTTGAATTATCAACAAGGCTTAAATCGTATGTGGTCTCGTCAGACCCGTTATGATTTTTATTGGCCTGCTCTTTCACATCTTGGTGAACAGGCTGTTTTATCCAAGGAGATTTATTCCGATGGTACCGCTAATGATGATTTGGTTTTTGGGTATCAAGAACGCCATGCGGAATACAGGTACTTTCCTGGTCAAATCACTGGCGATTTTCGCTCTAATGCTACTGGTACCTTGGATTCTTGGCATCTTGCTCAAGATTTTGGATCTCGTCCTACACTGAATTCAACATTTATTGTTGAGAATGCTCCTATGACTCGTGTTCTTGCTAATGGAGCTACTCCTCATTTCTTGTTTGATTCGTATTTCCAACTTAAGTGTGCTCGGCCTATGCCTGTTTATGCTGTTCCTGGTCTTATTGACCATTTTTAGGAGTTTTTTATGAACGACTTTGATATTTGGCGTTTGTTACGTTTTTTAGAGGTTTAATTTATGGATCCCGTTACACTTGGTGCTATTGCTACTGCTGCTGGTGCTATTGGCGCTGGTGGTATTGGCTTTTTAGGCCAACGTAAAGCCAATAGAGCCAATTTGGCCTCTGCCCGTGAGCAGATGGCCTTCCAAGAGCGTATGTCGAATACAGGCTATCAGAGGGCCGTTCAAGACGCTCGTCTTGCCAACCTTAACCCTATTGCTATTGGTAAGGTTGGTCCCGCATCCACTCCTGGTGGTGCATCTTCTAGTTCTCAGAATGAGTTATCCGAAGCTGCTAATTCTGCTTCTAGTCTTGCCATGAAGAAGGCCGTTATCGAAAAGGCTCGTGCTGAGGCAAGTATTACTAAGAAGCAAGATGAATGGCAGCGTGACTTTGCTCAATGGGACTTAGCTATTAAAGCCGGTCAGTCAGCGTTAATTGGCGAGCAGCTTAAAGCTATAGGATGGAGTGCACGTGAATCCGAAGCTCGTACTGCCGCCATAAACGCTATGCTGCCTGGGCAGAAGGCTGATGCTAAGTTTAAGTCCGGTATTGGTGGTGATATTGCTCGTTGGGTTGGCCTTGCTGGCCAAGGTGTTTCTACTGCTCTTGATTTTAAGAGTTTATTAACCCCTAGTATTGGCCCTAATTTTAGTTCTTCTAAGTATTTTCTTGGTAGTAAATCTACTGGTGAGATTTTTAACCCGTAAGGAGTTTTTATGCGTGAGCAGATTTTTTTTGATGATCCATCTCTTACTAAGCAGGCGTTTAAGGATGAATGCGATATTAATCGCATAATGCGCCGTTGGCTTAAGGATGGTGTTGTTACTCATCTTTCTAGTGCTGCTGCTGTTTATAGGGATGTTTCTTCTGATATTGATTATCAGGTTGTTATGAATCAGGTTATTGATTTGCAAGATTCTTTTATGAACTTGCCAAGTAATATTCGTAAGCGTTTTTCTAATGATCCGCTTAACTTACTTGATTTTATGCAAGACCCAGACAACGCTAAAGAAGCTGTCGAATTGGGTCTTGTTTCAGCCCCTCCAGTGGCTGATTTAGCGGTTAAGGAGCCTCCTCCTGCCGCTCCGGAGAGTTGATTACTAGATCTCAACTCTCCGCACTGACACCATCAGGTGATAGGTCATTTATTATTATATAGGAGTGTTTATTATGCGTTATCGTAAGCGTCACAAAATGAGTCGGAAGTCTTCTAGGCGTCATTTTAGCAAGAATGCTGGTTACCATCCTCGTAACGGTGGTCGTGCTGTTATGCGTGGTGGAATTCGTTTCTAGTTTTTGATATTGTTCGGTCTTGGAGTGGGGGACATCGTAGGTTGTCCCCCTTAGATCGTCTTTGTCAAAACGGAGCCTTATACTATGGCATGCTATCATTTGCGTCAAGCATATTATCCTAACTCGTCTTTAACTCAATCTAAAAAATTGATTTGGTGTCCAGAGTCCCCTCTTCGTGGGTCACCTCTTTTTGTTCCATGTGGTCAGTGCGTTGGCTGTCGCTTAGAGCGCAGCCGTCAGTGGGCTGTTCGTTGTGTTAACGAAGCCTCACTATATACTCGTAATTGTTTTATTACTCTTACTTATAATGATAAGTATCTTCCTCCTTTTGGCTCGCTTCAACTTGAAGATCATCAAGATTTTATGAAGCGTTATCGTAAGAAATTTGGTAATGGTATAAGGTTTTTTCATGCCGGTGAATATGGTGAACAATTTGGTCGTCCTCATTATCATACTCTTATCTTCAATTCTGATCTTCCTGACAGGAAGTTCCTTAAGATGTCGAACGGAGTACGATTGGATACGTCACAGACTCTTAGTAAGTTATGGCCATTTGGCCATGTCAGTGTTGGTACTGTTACTTTCGCTTCTGCAGCTTATGTTGCGCGTTATATTATGAAGAAAGTAAATGGTAAGTTAGCTCCTGCTCATTATGAAGTTCTTTCATTTGATGAAGAAACTGGTGAGATTTATGGTTCTTTTCAGAAAAAACCTGAGTATTGTACAATGTCCCGTAACAAGGGCATTGGTAAGGGTTGGATTGATCAGTATATGACTGATGTTTACCCTTCTGACGAAGTTCGTTTGATTGATGGTCGTAAAGTTCGTCCTCCTAAGTATTATGATTCTCAGTATGAGCTTGTTTATCCTGAGGAGTTTGCTAAGCTGAAGGAAGCTCGAATAGAGTCACTTCCTCCGAAAGAGTTGTTAGAATGGAATTCTACTCCTCATCGTTTGAATGTTCGTGAAAAAGTGCAAGTCGCTAAGCTTGCTAGTTTGGTTCGCAGTTTATAAGGATACTATTATGTTATTGATTTTTACTGTTCGTGATTCTGCAGTTGAGGCTTATTCTAAGCCTGTTTTTGCTCCTACTCGTGCTGCTGGTATTCGTTCTATGGAGCATCAAGTTAATTCTGGTGATTTTTTAAATCCTGAATGTTTCGATTTATTTGAGATTGGATCTTATGATGATCAAACTGGAATTATTACTGCGTATGATTGTCCAGTTTTTGTTATTAAGTGTTTAGATTTAGTTCGTGATAAATCTGCTTATCCTGTTGGTGGAGTTTAGTTTTTTCCCTCGGTTTTTTTCCTAAAAAACCGAGGTACTTGCAAGGATGCAAGTAGTTCCTTTAATTGGTTTTACATGGAGGTTATCCAATGAAGTTTGGTCATGGTCGTGTTCCGTCTGTACAGTCTCGCGCTCAGCATACTTTTGCTAGTGTTCCTCGTGCGAGTATTCCTCGCTCGCAATTTAATCGTTCTCATGGTTATAAGACTACTTTTAATGAGGGTTTATTAATTCCAATATATGTGGACGAGGTTTTGCCTGGTGACACATTTAACTTGCGCATGACTGCGTTTGGCCGTTTGGCTACTCCAATATTTCCTCTTATGGATAATATGTATTTGGATGTTTTCTTTTTCTTTGTTCCTAATCGTTTAGTTTGGGAAAACTGGGAGCGTTTTAATGGTGCGCAGACTAATCCTACTGATACAACTGATTACCTTATTCCTATTTTGGATCCTACTATGGCACCATTGTCTACTACTGGCTTTGTTGCTAATTCCGTTGCTGATTATTTTGCGTTGCCTACTCTTGTAGCTGGTCTTGAAGTTAACGCTCTTCCATTTCGTGGGCTAAATTTAATTTACAACGAATGGTATCGTGATCAAAATTTACAAACTTCTCTTACTGTTCCTACAGATGATGGTCCTGATGATCCATCTATTTATTCAATTCAAAGACGCGGTAAGCGTCATGATTATTTTACTTCTTGTTTGCCTTGGCCTCAGAAGATTAATGATGGTTCTACTTTGAATTTACCTTTGCAAGGTACTGCTCCTGTTATTTCTTCTGGTGATGGTGAACCTGTATTTAATAATACTACTGGTACTCCTGATGCTTGGAAGATGTCTTTTGCTGCTGGTTCTGCTGTTGTTACTAATGCAGCTGGTGTTGCTTCCGCTGGTACTTTTATTGGATGGAATGATCCTAAGTTAGCGGTTGATTTGTCTTCTGCTACTGGTGTTACTATTAATGAATTACGTGAAGCTTTTCAGATTCAACGTATGTTTGAGCGTGATGCGCGAGGTGGTACTCGTTATACCGAAATTATTCATTCTC